GCCATCAGCCTTGGGTGCTCCCACCGAGCTATAGTCGATCGTCCTGGCAACTGAGCCATTAAACGTCGTGCCAGGTGATGCACCACCCGTGCTGTTAAACGTCACTGAGTTGGCCACCGAGCCTGCTGTGGTTGCCGTGCCCACAGTGATCGTGGCAGGATCTGTGTACTGTGGTGCTGTGCCTGAAGATGTCAGGATGTAGGTTGATGCGCCGATGCCAAGCTTACTGAGTGCTGTGCCCGTGGCGTAATACAGTAGATCGCCAGCCGTGTACGTGGTGAGTCCTGTGCCACCATTAGCTGTGGTCACCGTGCCCAAACTGATGTCTGGCGTCGTACCACCTGAAGATGCTAGTGGCGCTGATGCTGTGACTGCTGTGACGGTCCCTGATGCTGCTGCAATCCAGGTAAATGCTGCGCCATTCCATGACAAGACCGTGCTTGCAACCGTGGGTGCTGTGATAAATGTCGTAGTGCCGACATTGGACTGCACAGCAATCTGATTGGCCGTGCCGCCAGCGAGATTGGTTGCTGTGGTGGCAGAAGTTGCTGTGCCCACGGTAATAGTTGCCGGGTCCGTCCACTGTGGGGCAGATCCCGATGACGTCATGATGCGTGATGTAGCACCGATGGCTAGTTTTGAGAGTGCTGTGCCAGCAGCGTAGTAAAGCGTATCGCCTGCTGTATATGACGCAAGGCCTGTGCCGCCATTGCTTGAAATGAGTGTGCCACCAAGAACAATAGCGCCAATGGTTGCAGTGGATGGCGTCAATCCTGTCGTGCCAGCACTGAATGACGCAACCCCTGATCCTGTCTGAATCGTGCCCCAGCCAGCGGCTGTATAGCCTTCAAAAGCGCCCGTTTGCGTGTTGTAACGGAAGGCGCCCTCAACGCCAGGGCTTAGACGTTCAACAGTCGTGCCCTTGGGAAAAATCATCCCGCCCGTGCCTGGCAGGATCGGATCATCAGCAAGTCCAATCGTGGGATTGGCACCGTCACCTGTCCCATTGGTGACATCAATCTCACTGGCCGTACCTGTGAGCGTCACCACACCAATGCTGCTGCCACTGGTACGCGTGAGCAATCCAACGCCACTGGTCTGCGCTAAGTTAAGCACTAAGCCAGAAAGTGAGATGGTTGGATCGCCAGCAACACCATCGCCATCAGCAACGCTTAATCCTGCCGTTCCAGCCGCGATAGAACGCGCTGTGAGCGTTGTTGCACTTGTCTTGACCTGAATGCCTGTCCCTGCTGCTACGAGGCTTGCAGCGGCCCCAGAGAGGCTTAGAACGAGCGTTGAGCCAGCGCCATTGTCAGTCAGCGTTAAGCCATTGCCTGAAGTGCTTAATTGGCGTGATTGGCTTAGTGACCCCTCACTGGTTGCTGTGACAAAGCTGTAATTGGTAACTGGCGTTGCAGCAATGTCTGCTACCGTGGTTTTGACTGTGCCACCGCCTTGCACAATGGGCACAAGCTCCGTGCCAGTGAGTGCTTGCGCGGTAGGTAGCTGGGTGATGGTTTGATTGGCCATTATGGTGACACCGCTATTCCATCGAGATTCCCATTGTTCTCAGGCGTCTGGGTATTGCCTTCCGTTGAGACAATGACATTTTGCTGATCATTGGTTACCAGATTATCCTGGATTGCAGCCACAGAAACATCAGGCCGTGGAAAGCGTAAGTTGATGCGCTCTGTCTGCCGTGCTGGTAGGCGATAAGGATCTTTTTCATCGCGGCAATTCTCCTCGCAAACCATCAACCCTGGAAAGTTAATGTCAGGGCCAAGGGTGGCGTGAGGACGTTTCATACGACAACGATCGCAAATACCAATTGCGATGTCGCTGTAGCCCTCAGTGTCAAGGAACATTGGCATTATCGTGTGTAAACGCTGATGTTAGGGGCAAAGTAAATCGGACTGCGATCGCGCTCTTCTGCCTCGGCAAGATTGAGATACTTTTCAGCCTGGCCTTCGAGGTATTGAATGCGCTCCAGTGGTACTTGGGGCAATTCCATGCTCAATTGATGCGCCAACATGCCCACTGTGGCCAAGTACCAGCGTTGCGGGATCTGCAATTCATCGGTCAAATCACCCACATCCATGATTTGTTTGGAATACCAGACCGTCATCTGCACATACCACTCATTAGGCACTGGCCAGAGGTAAATTTCAGGCTGTGGGACCGTGCGATTGAACCAAAACTGGTAGGGTTGATTGGCCGTGAAGTTTTTGTTTGGCAAATTCGTGTAATCGTCACGATTTAGCCTTGCCATTTGGATTTCACGCGAGTTATTGCCCACATAAAACTCACGCAAGGCCAGTGTTGTGCCGCCAGATGCCCTTACTCGGTAGTATTGGACGCTCTGACCGGGGTCAATGTCATACCAGACCCACTGTTTGTCAGTAACAACCACTGATCCGATGTCATACAAGGTGTTCCAAGTTGATCCATCGGTCGAATACTCAAGGGTGAGAGTCCATGTGGCACTTCCACCACCAGAAACATAGGGGAGCAGGCCGATTGACCCAGCATAAATCGGGTTGCTCGTGCCAAAATTGATTGCAATGTTGCCATTAGTGCTTGTTTGCAGGCAGTAGGTATCAACATCATCATCCCCTGCGTAGGCAGCATTGCCGCCAGCACTGCTTGAATAACTGCCAGAAGGCCTTGTTAAAGTGCGATAAAGCACATTCAAGGCGTCATTAGCACCTACTGGCAGGGTGTAGATGTATTTTTCTGGCGTTAGGCCAATCACTTCCTTCTTGACAGCCCAGTATTGAATGCCAATGTTGATCAGATTGGTCAGCACAAAGCCCAAGGACTCTCTGGCCGTCAGCAATTGCTCGCTGGTCAACTCCTCAGCAAGCTTGCCACAGCGCCTCGCAGCGTGGTCAATCAGCGTCTGGACGTTAAAAACCTGGCCATAAGTATCGGAATAGGACATTTCACCAGCCCGGACAATTCCAGCGTTTCATTGATGCTCGGGCACGAGACCCGCGCTCTGATTTTCTTGCTACAGGACCCATACGAGCACAAAATGAGTCACGCCTTGGACCTCCTTGGGGCTGTGGCGCCTTCAAGTTTGATCCTGTTTCTCGGTTGTACTTCGCTCTGCCCTTGGCGGTAAGACCCGCGCCTTGATCTGCCGGAAGCTTTTCACCACGGCCAATCGCCAGGCTCGGACCGCCATCTTTAAGTCGTTCAGGAAGTTTTGCATACGATTTCCCTTTCACGTTGGACTGCGTAAACTCTGCAGCCACATCAGGTCGAATGCCTACTTTCTTGGCAAACTTTGGATTGTTCTCGGCTGCTTTCATGAGCCGGAACTGCGCTTTAGTCTTGGCAGGCATTTAAGCTATCTGCCCCATGGTAACAATCAACGAAGGAATAGCTGGATAAGCAGGCGTCACACTCGATGGCAATGCTTCAAGTGTTACATCCGTCGATTCGGGCAGCCAAAACAACTGCACATAGTTAGTGGCGTTCAGATCTAAGTAAAAGTTCCAAGCAGCTACCGCAAAACCAAAAATGCCTGCATTTTTACGAGCCGGCACCGTAACCTGCGTAGATGAATTGGCAACATCTGAACCGTTGACCTTTATCCAAATCGTGACAATGTGCTGCTCGTTAGCCACATTCTTGAACTGAGCACTGAACTGAAAGTTATAAATGCCGTCATTAGGCACTGTAAAACGGCTATTGCTAACCAGGGTAATGCCATCGGCAATATCCGTAGTGTTGCAAGTCATGGCCGTGCCAGCGGTGGTGCTTCCCGTCTGATCTAGGGTGCTGCTAAAGCCGCCATAAGCAGCGCCAAACGCACGCAAATCACCGATGGTTGATTGCACATTCGCGCCACTTTGCACTAACGGCACAAGCTCTGCGCCCGTCAGCGTTGCGGCTGCTGGCATTGCCGAGATTTTTTGGTCAGCCATTACGATTGCTCCAAAACAATTTTGCTGTCGTCTTCTTGCAGCACATATCCTGGTTGGCGGGAGGGTGCCATAAGTATCGACTACACCATCATCGCCAACATCAAGGCCGTAGTCAGTGCCCCCGATGACATTCTGGGCACCAACGCCTAATGCAAAGCCATCCGAGGTATTGGCTTGGTTGGCAACGCTAGAGTAGCCAACAGGAGCCATTAAATCCCCGCCTGAACGATTTTAAGAGTTGCAGTGCCAGAGCCTGAGTTAACAAGCAACTTGATGGCTGTTACAGGGAATGCGTAGTTGCCATCAGCAGCCGCCACTTCACCTGCTACTGTGGGATGACTAAACCAAGTGGAGATCGTGCCACTGGGATCGTCAAATGAGTGCTGGACGGTGTAATCAACCGTGCCTGATACCGTGACACCAAAGCCCACATTGAACGGGCTGATGTTGGTATTCATGACCACGGTGCTACTTGAGCCTGTACCAGTCTTGGATACGGTCACTACCTTCATGATTGTCCTTCAATGTGATGCAGGGGCCGAAGCCCCCGCTATCTAGCACGCGCCGCCTGCTTTTCGACGGGCTTGTGGTGGCGTTACTGTGACCGATTCTTTGGTCTCTGTGACTGATCCCTTACCGCGGATCTTATCCATCAACTTGCCGCCAAGCTCTTTGACCATGCTTACGGGATTCAAGGCATCCTCAAGGTCACGCTTAGCTTTCGCTGCGGTGGCCTCGGGGTCAGCGACTGGCTTGGATACATCAGGCTTGGCAGTGCCACCCTGGTTGTAAACTTTGCCGCCCTTCTTGAACGTACCCGATTGCAGGTTGTTAGCTACAGGCTTTGAGACTTGATGCTTGGGGTAGGCTACGGGCTTGCCTGTATCAACAAGACCCCCCGTAGCGTAGTGCTTTTTTGAGGCACCACCTTTCTTGAAGCCACCAGCATTGCCCTTCTTGACTTCGCCTGTGGTGGTATTGGTTACGCCAGGCGATGATGTTGAGACATTACCCTCAACGCCGCCACCCTTAGCATAAGCAGATCCACCACGCTTGTAGCCACCAGGCTTGCCCATGGACACTTCACCCGTCTTTTTAGGCGTGTGATGCTCACCTTCAGCCGTGTCCATCTTCGTGCTTACATAGCCCTTTGCGCCCTTCTCAGAGGCTGCTACTTTGATGATGCCGCCATCTTTGTAGCCACCTTGACCCATCACAACACCGCCAGTCGCAAGGCCTTTATGAGCTTTCGATGCTGGCATGGAAGCATGCTTTTTGAGCTTAGCTTCAGTGCCTGCCATCTTTTTCATCTCGGCTGCGTGCTCGGCTTTGGACTCGCCACCTTCCTTCATCATGGGGCGAGCCATGGGCTTTGCCATCTTCCGACGCATGGCAAGTGATGGACGCGCAGGTGCGGCACCAGGCAACGTGCCTTGGCCCATCTGCATACGGCTTGGAGCCGGGCCTTCAGCAAGCCCTGCCATAACACCGCCATTCATCATCTTGTGTCCGTGCTTCTTGGACACACTGCCGCCCTTTTTGAGCTTCAGTACAACTGAAGGCTCAGTGGTCATCATTTTGACCATCGGCTTGAATTGGCCCATGATTACCGCTCCTTGGCTACATAAACGTAGTCCACCGTCATGGTTTTGGCGACTGCCTCACCATTCTGGATTGCGATGGTGACCGTCATGTCCTCATCGTCAGGCAAGTTGGTTGTCACTGAGCTACCCGTGTAGGTGCCATTGACAAAATACTGCACTGCCGAAGATCCGTCATAGTAAAAGCCAAGACGGATATAGGTGTCATCTGCCATCGTGGCAATTGAGCTTGCAGTCGTTGCCGTGTTGTTTTTCTCAACAAGGAAATTGACCGTCGCAGCACCATCAGCTTTGATGAAAAACACACCATCGGACACATCAAGCGGGGTGGTGTCAGTGATCTGAAGACCGATGACAACATCCGATTGCGTGGCGTCACTAACCTTGAAACGGGCCTCGAAGAACAAAGCCTTGCCTGATGCAAAACGGAATGACTCACCCTTCTTTTGCAAAGACACGAGATCATTGTCAGCAGCAGTGTTGGTAATAAGTAGCAAGCCACCATCGCCATCAGTCAATGCCTGTGTTGCACCCGAGTCTGTTTCGGTAACAGTCCAGTCGCCAGCCGTGTAGTAATCGAAATCTTCAAAGTAGGTGTGAAAATTAGTAGCCGCTGGCTGCCCTAATTCGGCAAACAGCGACTGCTCACCCACATTGGTGACCCCATTAGGAAACCGAGTCGTAGTCATGCTTTAACTCCTATAAGACGGGGGCCGAAGCC